TAGGTTTCTTGATTTAGACGATGACTATTTCAAGACTCCTGAGAAATTCTACAAAAACGTAAATTTTAACTGTCTAATAATTAAAAATTAAAATAAAATGGCAATTCAAAACGCAACAGACGTAGTTTTAAAAGTAACTACAGCAGATGGTTTAGAAGCAGTAGCTCACTCAACATCAGCATCTTTATCTGTAAATATGGATCTTCGTGATTCTACAACAAAATCTTCAAGTGGATGGCAAGAAAACTTAGGTGGTCTTAAATCTTGGGAAATGAGTGGTGATGCTTTTGTTGATATAGCTTCACCAACAGGAGCAGACGTAGAATCATTATTTACTACTTTAGTGGCGGGTGCAGCAGTAACTTGTACTTTTGGTTTAACAGGAATGTTATACACAGGTACAGCTCTTATCACTTCACTCTCTATAGATGCAGGTGTAGAAGAAAATGCAACTTACTCAATCTCTTTACAAGGAACAGCATCGTTAGCACAATCTTAATACTAACTTTTAAATCCATTAATTATGGCAATTCAAAACGCTTCGGATTTATTGGTTTATGCTAAGACGGCAGCCCCTGCTAAACAAGTTACTAGGATTTATATTAAAACTGTTGACCCTATCTCTGTTCCTGATGGTGGAACTACGGGTAATGTTAAAATACTTAATCTTGTTAATTTATCAGGTTTAGTAAAAGATGTTACTACTGAGGCTTCAGCTAATAATGCAGCTAGTTTATTGACAGTAATAGATTCAATATTAGTTGCAAGTAATTCTTATACTTCTGGTTCTAATGTTGTTTCAGGTGATTATACTTATAGAGATTTTACTAATGGTGCTGTAGGAATAGTTCCTACTTTAGAAATTGTAAATGGCACAGCAACTCTTAATGAAGATGCTGTTATCATAGAAATAGTTACTCCTGGCTCATTAGCAATATTTGACCCTGTAGCTTATAGTACATCAGCTTCGTATAGTACCAATATGGATTTAAGAGATGTAACCACCAAGGATTCAAACGGATTCTCTCAATCTTTGGGTGGTTCAAAATCTTTTGAAATCTCTACCGATTTGTTACAATCAATAAATCCTGATGTACCTTTAGATGGTACTGATTTCTTCGATAAACTTAAAGAAAGAACTTTAGTTGATTTAACTTTCTCTGATAGAATTAGAAACATTATACAAACTAACCTTACTCAAAGTGGGGTTGATGGGTTTTTGTTAGTAGATGATGCGACACAAACTAATTTAGAAGCTGATCCCTTTAATACGGTAGAAAACCCGTCTTATACAGCAAGTAAAATAACTGTTGGTGATGATAGTGTAGATTACAATAGGTTACAATATTCTGTTGCTGCAAGTAGGCTAGAAGATAAAAATGTTACTTGGACTTTTTACGCTAAAGGTGTTGGAAGTGATACAAGTGTTTCTTTTTATAGCGAAAAACAAGGAGGAAGTAGTATTTCCCCAAGTAAAGTAGAGGTATTAAGTGGAACTTATACAACTATCACAACACCTGGAACTAATAGTAGAGCTGTTAATGGCTTAAGTACATCTACATTTACTAGAATACGAGTTACTTATAATAATTTGGATGCAACAACAGCTGCAACCAATATAAATTTTATGGTTTTTCCTGGTGCTAATCCCGCATCTCAGACAAATGGTGTTGATGTCATTGTTTCATCTTGGCAAATAGAGCTTACAGATGATGCAACCGATTATCAAGACCCTACTGATATTACACATTGGCAAGGAAACGCACTTGTATCTAGTTTAAACTTTGATGCAGGAGTAGAAGACAATTTAACTTGTTCGGCTACATTTACTGGAACTGGTAATGTTTATCCGAATGGACTTGGTCCTGAGTTAATTGGTGATACATCATTTGATTTAGGTATGGTAGGTACTGATGCAGGTGCTTGGTGGAAAATAACAACAACTTCATTAGTGCAAAGTGGTTATGGTAAAATAATAACAACAGGAGCTTCTACAAGTATTTACAAAGATGGAATTTTAACAGCAGGTGATACATATTCATTTACATATTATGTACATACCAATTCAGGTGGTAATATAGCTGTTGATGATGTTTATAGTGGTGGTGATTTGATTTTACCAAATACAGTAAGTCAAACACATACAGTTGTTTTTAAAGCACAAGATGCTGATTTTGTTATAAAAAATGCTTTTACTACAGAAGCAACTACAATTTGGCTTAGTTCGGCATCACTAAAGAAAGTTTTATAAATCAATCAATTAAATAAAAATGAAAAAGGTAGAAATAGGTGGTCAGAAACGACCAATCAGATTTAGCTATTTAGCTTTAAAAGACATTTGTCAAGATTGTAAGTTAAAGTTAAATCAAATGGATCAGTTAGGAACAGAAGTAGACCACATTGGTATTATCGCTTATTATGGCTTAAAGTATGGTGCTAAGAAGAACGGAGAAGAGTTTAAGTACAAAGTTCGAGATATTGAACAATGGATAGACAATGAAGATTTCGGTAAGATAAATGAAATTTTTGAAGCGTTCCAATTAGACCAACCTCAGAAAAAGGGAAAGTAGAAGGGGAAAGGAGTAATGGTGGTAAACGAGATGATGATGATATTGATTTAGTAGATGAAATTAGTTGGGATAAAGTAGAACAAGTTGGATTAGGAATGTTGGGGTTGTCATACGATAATTTATATGATTTAACTCCACGTTCCTTTGAAAACAAACTCAAGGGGTTCAAAAAATACAACGAACAACTATCTCAAAATAATTGGGAACAAACTAGAATGATTGTTCACGCTGCTATACTACCTCACTCTAAAAATAAAATAAAGCCACAAGAATTAATGCCTTTCCCTTGGGATAATAAAGTTAAGAAAGTCAAAAAAGATATTGCTAGTAAAGAGCATATTGCTAAGATTCTTGAAAAATACAAACTAGTAGAATCTAAAAAAATCAAAGTTTAAATAATGGGTGGAGTTAAAACTATATCGATAATTGTAGCTGCTAATATCAAAGGCTTAGAAGCAAGTCTTGGTAAAGCAAATAAATCAATAGCAGGTTTTGCTTCTCAAGCAGCTAGAGTTGGTTCTATGCTATCTTTTGGTGTTACAGCACCTTTAGCTGCTATGGGTAAACAAGCCTTCGATACGTTCTCTAATTTTGAGAACGCTATGATGAAGGTAAACACAGTAACTGGAGCAACTACCGAAGAGTTTAAGATGCTTACAGCAGAAGCTAAGAGATTAGGTGCAACTACTCAGTTTACTGCTACTCAAGTAGCCGACTTACAATTAGTTTTAGGTCGTAAAGGTTTTGATCCTACTGCTATAAAAAATATGGAACAATCCATATTAGACTTAGCTTTAGCAACAGGAGAGGATTTATCTTTAGCAGCAGAGACTGTATCTACATCCATTAACGCTTTTCAATTAGAATCATCTCACGCAACCAAAGTAGCTAATACTTTAGCATCAGCCGCCGCAAATTCATCTATACAACTTAATACATTCGCAACAGCCTTTGGTCACGCAGGTGCTTCAGCTAATGCTGTAGGGGTAGATTTAGATAGACTAGCTGCGATGATGGGTGTCTTGATGGATAATGGTATTAAGGCTTCTAAAGCAGGTACTGGACTTCGTAAGATATTTATGAAGTTAAACAAAGAAGGTGTTGATTTTACAAAAGTCTTAGACCTAGCCACTCAAGGTGAGATGGGTCTACGAAAAGCTATGAAATTAGCAGGTGTTACCTCGGCTAACCAATTACTTATTTTAGCTAATAATAAAGATAAAGTAGCCGAACTTACTAAAGAGTACAAAACAAATACAGGTAGACTCAAAGAAATGGCTGATGCAATGGGTAAAACAACCTTTGCAAAAGTAAAGAAAATGCAATCTGCTATTGAGTCTATGAATATTGAGTTAGGTGCTTTACTTGCAGATGCTATATTGCCTATTATTGATAAAGTAACAAATTTAGCAAGTGAATTTAGTTTGCTAGATGATGATACTAAAAAATTAATAATTACCATTGGTGGTGTTATGGCAGCAATAGGACCTGTAATGATGGGTATGGGAGCTTTAATATCACTTATCAGCCCAGTTACTATAGGTGTAGCAGCACTAGCAACAGCATTTATATCACTAGCTCATTCATCTAGGGAAACAAAATCTCCTTTAGAAAAAGAGCAAAACGCTTTAAAAAATTTAGCAGCTAGAGCGATGGGTGCTAATGAAGGTACAGAAAAAAGAATAAAGTTAATAAAAGAACTTCAAACTAAATACCCTAATTTCTTAACCAACCTTAATGCTGAAAAAGTAGAAAATGAAGCTATTAAGAAAGCTTTAGAAGGAGCAAATGAATCTTTATTAAAAAAGATGAGATTCCAAGCAGAGTCAAAAAAGATACAAGCATTAATGGCTGCTCAAAATGAAGCTAATACAAAGGTAATTGAAGCTGAAGATAAAGCTAACGAAGGGTTAAGGGATACATACGAAAAGCTAGGTGTAAAATTAAATGAGAATTTAAGCACGCAGCAACAATTAAATAGAGTCTTAGATGATGGAGGTAGGTTTGTTGAAAAGGCAGTAATAGGTGGGTATGAGTATGTTCAGGGTCAAGTACAAGGCATAAAAATAAGTCAAAAGGTAAAGGCAGCAACAGCAAAAAACAGCGAGGAACTTGGTCAAGCTACTAAATCTTATGATACAGCTACAGACGCACTTAAAGATTACTTAAAGTTTTTAGAAGAAATCGGCTCTACAGCAGGTCAAATTTTAGATGACCCTACTGTTACCCCTATTATTGACCCTACAGAAGATGACGAAATAATAGAATACGATGGATCATCTCTTCTTCCTTTTTTAAGAGATTATGAGACTTTCCTTCAAAACATAGAGGACAAAACTAAAGCTGCGAAAGACCGAATTAATGAATTTTGGGGTGGTGTAATGACTAACTTCTCTTCGGGACTAGCAAGTCTATTTGACCAACAAACTGAAATGGTTACAGTGATGGTTGATGGAGTTGAGGAAATGCAAGAAAGAACATTATCTTTTGGAGAAAAGTTTGGTAATCTTGTTGTACAAATGTTAAAGTCAATAGCTAAGATGATAATTCAAACTGCTATACTAGCTGCTTTAATGTCAATTATATTTCCTGGAAGTGCAGCAGGTGGTTCTAGTTTTTTAGCAAACTTTAAAAATATAGGAATGGGTGGTGGTCTATTTGACACATTAGAGGGTCGAGCAAGTGGAGGACCTGTACTTGCAAACACATCATATATGGTAGGAGAAAATGGACCAGAATTATTTAATCCAGGTAGCACTTCAGGAACAATTATACCTAACCACGCTTTAGGTGGTAGTGAGACTGTAATACCCGATGTAAGAATATCGGGAGATGATTTATTGATTGTATTTGATAAAGCACAAAGAAGAAAAAGTAGAAGATAAATTATGGCTTTAAGATTTGGTAAATACCGATACACTAATATTCTAGGTGAAAAAGGTTCAAATTGGACTATTGAAATTTGGAAGAAAGATTATGCTGATATTAATACTACAGGTGGTACACAACTTTATCCTGAATTACCAGCAGCTAGAGAGTTCTCTAGTGTAGCAGTTTTTAATAATTATTGGAATAATGCGAGTAATTGGGCTTATACCTCTGATAATGGAGGTGCAGCAAGACATTCGACAGGATCAAGTGATGCTTTAGAATATGATTTAAGTGGTGGTAGTATTCTCGAAAGTGGTGTAGCTTATGAGGTTACAATAGAGTTAGCTGCATCTAATGGTTATACAGATATAATTGGAAGCGTACAGGTCAAATTAGGTACAGCAGCTACATCTTTATTAACTACAGTAGGTGTACATACAGAAATCGTTACATCAAATGGGACTCAATTATCTATAGACCCTCTTACTGCCTTTGTAGGAGATGTAAAAGAAATAAGCGTAAAAAAATATTTTGCACCTGCACTTGAATTTAATACAGGAGGTGAAGGATTTGAGATTACTTGGAATGGGCAAGGAGGTACAAGAGATAGAGAGTTTTTAGGTTCAGAATGTAAACTTAATTATATAGTAGAAAATGCTACTGATGAAAGTTTTTTATATGATTCAGTTTCTCAAGGATATAAAGAATACTACATAAGAATTTACAAAAGTAATGATCCAATGAATAGGGGTGCTTTATGGTGGTTTGGTTGGGTTCAACCTGCTTTTGATGCTATTGAAAATATGCCATTTCCTTATGAATTTAATCTAACAGCAACAGATTCTTATGGTTTTTGGGGTAAATCAAAAGATGAGTTTTTTAGTAATGAAGATGAGAAAAATGCACCACACAATATAAAAGATATATTACTTACAATAGGTACTGATATGTCTATAAAATCTACAATAAACACAACGAATGCTGCCTATGGTAATAACGCACCAATACCTGTAGATTTTAATTGGTTAAGAACAAGTATGGATTGGTGGTCATCACCTCATACTTACAATTCAGATGACCCTGCTGCATTGTATTTTGTATCTAAAGGTTTTGTTAGTAAACCTACAACATTTGATGATGATGGTAATATTGAAGAGGATCAAGATTCTTATAAATATAAACCTTCTGATGTATTTGATGGTGTTTTAAAAAGTTTTAATACTGTTGGTTTTTTAGCAGAAGGTTGTTATAACTTTATTCAACCAAATAATTTAGCAAGTAACACAAGTGGTGATTTATCAGTTTATGAATATAATTCTAGTACAGAATCTGACCCTTCTAATCCATTAACTTTAAACACACTACTTACTATAAACCAATCTAGTAATGTAATTTTACAAGGTTCTACTATTAATTATGAACCTAGTTTTGAAAGAGTTATTGTTAATCACAAGGGAGGTTTTAGTAATTTTGATGTAGGTACAGGTCAAGATTTAACAACATCTTTTTTAGCAGGGTCTTTACAATCGGGTCTATCAGGTCAATTACAATTAAGTTTCTTTGCAAAACATTACGAAAGAATAACTATAGCTGATTTTAACTTAAATCCAGGTCGTGATGTTGTACAAGCAGGTTTCGCAACTACTGCAACTTTAACTATTCGTATTACTGATGGAACAAATGAAAGATATTTAGTTCAGACTTCTCAAAGTAACATCTTACAATGGCAAAGTGCATCGGGGTCTATTACTATTAAAAGAGGTTATGGAGTAGAGCAAATAGAGCCTATAAATAATGAAGGTCAGATGTGCGTTGGTTTAGTTAGCAATCCAATACCCAACAATCCAATAGGTAATTCTTATGGTCCTATGGATGTTGCAACATTTCTTAATTATCAAAAATTTTATTCAGATTTAATCTTTGAAGCTTTTGTAGATTATCCTGATATATCAGGTAATATTTATATTCAACTTACGGCTGATAACGATTATTATCAAGGTAACGCTCAAGTTTCTGGGTCCTGGCCAAGCATTGATTATGAGTGGTCCTTTTTAAGTCTTAATGACCCTACACCTGTTCAAGAGTCAACAACTTGTGAGAATATTACATTAATACCAACTGAATTTAACAACGATAATGATGTAACAAATGGTATTATTTATACTGCATCACAAACAAACAACACAGCTATTGAGCAATTCGATTTAGGTGATGTTAATTTAGGTCAAAGTCAAGTTAATAATTTATATTCTTTTCAATATAATTCAGGTTCAATTTATGAAGTAGCACCTGGATTTAGGAGGGGTAATAGTGGTAGTTACATAAACGCATCGCAATTATTAGTAAATGAATTTTTACAACTTCAAGTAGAACCATTAGAGGTATTACAAGCTGATATACAAAGTGCTGATATATCACCATTAAAACTTATTAAATATTCTATTAATGATGACGGGTCTTATAAATATTATTCATTTTTAGGTGGTACTTTTAAAGCTCAATCAGAAATACTTAGCGGAGAGTGGTATAAAGTTAATTCTATTACTACAAATATTATTGAAGAAAACTCACCTGATGGTCCTACACCAGGACCAACTACACCACCAACACCTCTTATAAATCAAGGTCTTATTAATGAAATTGTAAAAAGTAACGAATTGTATGGTATTTATGGCTATGGTAAAATATCTTCTGCTATTGATAATGGGGCAACTGATACTAAAATTACACTTGACTCAGCTAGTAAAGGTAAAATATATAGTGGTCAAAAATTACTTTTAACATATCCTGATAGGTCAAATCCACTTGTTTTAACAGCATCAGGAGATTCAACTACAAGTGATACACAAATAGATTTAGCATCATTTACATTAAAAATAAGCTATCCTAAAGGCTCAGTATTAAGCCCATTAACATACGATTTAACAAACGTAATAACAGGAGGGGGCGGAACACCAGGCGGTTCAGATACACAAGTACAATTTAATAATAGTGGTGCGTTTGGTGGTACTGATTTATTAAAAATAACAGGTGCTAACGAGCTTACTATTGGTGGAACAAATACTAATACTAAATTAAACGCAGGTGCTGATATTATATTGGGTGCTGACGTTGCTGGTGGTACTACATCGACAATTCAGTATTTAGATAGTGGTAGTACAGAAAGAGTTATGTTAGGTGCTTATGCTACTGATGTAGTAGTATTATCAAATAGAGCAGCAGATGGAATTGTAGAAATAAGAGCTAATACATCATCAGCAGGTAGTGGTGGTGAGCTAACTATAGCAACTTTTAAAGATACGTCTGTTGACTTTTTAGCAGATGCTGAGTTAAGGGGTACTAATATTGGTAATATATTTGATTTAACGGCTTACTTAACTGCTGTAGATTTTACTATGAGTACAGACCGCTCTAAGGTTGGGTATAGTCGTACAAATGGTGCAGCTGTTAGAGTAGATTCTACTACTGTTGGACTATTAGCAACTTTTCAAGTACCTATAGGTTATGAAGCAACACACGTCCAAGTTAACGGCAGTTCTAGCTCATCAACTTTTGATGTATATGCTTGTGATGCATCTAACAACACAAACACATCTTTAACAAGTAGCCCATCAGTTAACACTAACCAAGCTTTATCATCAGCTCAATCAGGAGTTGCAGGTAAATATTTGAGTATAAAATTTATAGCAGGATCAACGTCAAGAGATGTTTACGGAGCTAAAATAACACTAGCAAGAGTATAAAAAGGGAGATTGATTGTAGTGTATCTTTTCGCTACCTTTTCGATATACTACTTTCACTCCCTTTACATAAAATTAAAAAATGAAGAAACTAACATACATTTTATTATTATGGATAACAACAACAAATGTTGTAAATGCACAACTTCTAAAGTTTTCTACTTTTTATGCAAGTTTCTCAACCTCTGCTCCGTTTGCAGAAAACCAAGCGTTCCTTGTGAATGGTGTTGCGGGGTCGGGACAGCTAGTAGAAACAACACAAGTAAGTCAACCAAACCGAAACGTAAGCGTAGGTCTAAGAAAAATAGCAAGGTTTGATTACCAAGTAAAACAAGGTCAATTCTATACAGGTAATGAAAATGAGGTAAGCGATTACGCTACTGTAAGTAATGCTCCTGGAATAGAATATTTATTAGAATACTCTTCTGTAAGAAACAGAGGAGTAGTATTTGAACAACACGAATACAAGGTGAGATATATATCTAATCATTTTACATCTAGGGCAGCCTATGTAGATGATGGATTAATTGACCTTAAATATACTTTGGGCGAGGTTAGGTTACGAAAAAGCTTGGGGGGTTTAGACCTAACAGCAGGAGTAGCTCATCGTTCCCATCCTGTATATGGATATTCTCCTATACAGGCTTGGTTTTCGATACCTGAGAATAAACATTGGTGGCAATTAGCTAATGAGTTCGGGTTTTATAGTGATGAAAATGAGTGTTGGACTAGAGATGGAGTTTGTGTGTCTATGTCTGATGTTGAATTTTATAGGTATCACTTTACTGATGCTGTAAGCGAGTATAATAAAAGGGAAATAAATAAATTAGGATTACAACAAGAATTATCTTGTGTTATAGGGGCAGACTATTACTATTATCAAGATAGATTATGGTTACACAGTTGGGCTTCTATTTACCCTTTACACAAAGGTTTGAGTGATTACTCTTATGAATATCCAGGAGATAAAATAGAATATGATTTAGGTCTAATTTTTGGATTTAAGTTTAATAGACATTTCAGTATATTTGTAGAGGGTAGAAAACTTAAATATTGGGATATTGAATCCTACGAAATGAGAACAGGAATAAATTACATAATTTTTTAAAAACAAAAATGAAAGAGTTGAACGA